AGTTTACGGAGCAACTCCAAGAGTCGATTGCTAAAGCGGTTCTTGATGCTGGCAATATCGTTATACCTGCCGGACAGACTGCAACGGCAACCTTAGAGCGTTTAGGCTCAAGCATCCTCGCGGTTAATCAGACATTCGATACTCTCGGTTTGACGATGTTCGATACGAGCATTGCTGGCGCAGAGATGGCGGCGGCTCTCGTCGATATTCTCGGAGGCGTTCAGAACTTTACCGCTTTATCGGCTCAGTATTATCAGAACTTCTATACCGAGGCCGAGCGTACTGAAGAACTGATGCGGCAATTAACAGGATCATTTGGTGATCTTGGTCTTAGCTTGCCGGGAACAAGAGATGAATTTAGAGCTTTGGTTGAGGCTCAAGACCTATCGACCGAAAGCGGCAGAGAGCTTTTTGCCGCATTGATGCAATTAAACCCTGCTTTCTCAACTCTTATTAATAGTGCCGAAGCTATGCTTCAAGAGGCAACAACGGCATACGAAGAACAACAAGCAAGGATGCAAGCGATTCAAGAGCAAGAGGCGGCGGCATTAGCCTTGAAAATCGAGAACGCTTATAACGATGCCGCTACCGCAACGAACCTCGCTTTATCTCTTGTTCAGCGATCAATAGAGGCTCAAAAAGAGAGCCTAGAGCTATCGGCGCAAATTGCTGATGAGCAAGTCGATAACATTCAATCGGTCTTTGATGTTCTCAATAGCGCAATCTTAGACCTTACTGGCGGCGGTTTTACTGCTATCACGGGTCAAGCGTTTATCCAGCAAGCCCTTTTAGCGGCTCAGACTTCTGGGTACTTGCCAGACCCTAACGAACTTTCTAGGGCTATCTCAGCGGTTCGAGGTGGCTTAACTGGCGGCTCATTCGGATCGGCTTTTGAGGCCAGACGCGAGCAAGCCTTATTCGTCGCTCGATTGACTCAGCTTAGAGAGTTCGCGGGAGATCAGCTTTCAACGGCAGAGCAGACGCTTCAAGGGATTAACCTTCAGATTGCCCAACTCGATGAGCAACTTACAACGGCTCAAGAGCAAGTTAATGTATTGCGCGGTATTGATACCGGGATCAAGGATATACCGACTGCGGTAGCGGCCTTACAGAGCGCGTTAACCGTTGAGTTACAGGCGTTGAAAACCTTACAGGCTCAACAGGCTACTAAGCCAGCTACGATTGCAACGACCAGCACGACTACTGCAACGACTCAACCGACCATAACAAGCCAGACAAAAAGCATTTATGACCTCTATAAAGATGTTCTTGGTCGCGCTCCTGATGCGGCTGGTTATGCTTACTGGTCGAAAGAGCTTGGCTCGACGGTAGAGGCTTCGGAGGTTGGCAAGTTCCTTTCAGGGATTATGCCGGGGAGCGAGTCGCTTAGTATGTCTGAGATTCAAAGACGCGCCCAAGCCTTTATTGCGACCCTTCCAGCTACGCAGACGCTTAGGATTGGTGGCTTTGCCGCTGGCGGTATGCACTCAGGCGGCTTAAGGCTAGTCGGTGAGCGAGGCCCAGAATTAGAGATGACTGGCCCTGCTAGGTATATGTCTAACGCTAACCTCTCTACAATGATGAACGGCGGTTCAGAAGATATTAAGCAACTCAGAGAAGAAAACAAGGTTCAAATGAGAGCGTTAGTCTCCTTACAGAATCGCATGACCAAAATCATTGAAGGATGGAATATAGACGGATTGCCAAATGAAAGGGTAGAGGCATGAGTACCGATGCAAATGCTCTTGTCATAGTTCCACCTCTTGCCATTACTGATTCTATTCTTGTGACAAGTGGCAGCCCTCCGGCTACCAATGTTCCCGAGAATGATTATGCAGAATGGGATGGAGGCTCTCCGGGAACAACTTATGCGACAGGTGATCGAGTTATCTTGACCAGCACTCACAAGATATATGAGAGCTTGCAAGATGGAAACTTGAACAAGAACCCCGTTACGGAAACGCTCTGGTGGGTCGAGGTCGGCCCGACGAATCGATGGGCAGTCTTTGATACTTCGGTGAGTACCCAAACGACTCAGTCTACGAATATTACTTATACGCTAGAGCCTGGGGTCGGATTTAATAGCCTAGCTATTCTGAACCTTACAGATGCAGACGAAATTAACCTTACGATTACCTCTGCTTCTGCTGGAAGCCCGGGCATTGTTTATAGCGATACGATAGATTTAGGTCTTACAAGCCCATTCTCTGATTGGTATAACTGGTTTTTTGGTATTCGATCAAGGCCAACGCAATACATTATTACGACCCTCCCTGTTTATGTCGATGGGGTTTTAGAGATTGAAATTCTAGGCGGTACAGATTTGGCGGTCGGTGTAATCGCTATAGGCCAGCAACAAAGATTTGGACGGGGGATTAGACTTGGGGCTAGGGTGGGGATTCAGGATTACTCTAGGAAGGAAACGAACGAGTTTGGCGAGGCCGTACTTGTTCAGAGAGCCTTTGCTAAGAAAGCAAACTTTGATCTATTTATAGACAAGGCAGAGGTTGATACACTTCAGAATTATCTGACTTCACTTCGAGCGGTTCCTGCTCTTTGGATTGGCTCGACAGAATACGAATCAACAACGGTCTTCGGGTTTTACAAGAATTTTGACATCTTATTAAGCTACCCTGAACACGCAGACTGCGAGTTAGAGGTGGAAGGATTAGCGTAGTAACTCACAAAGGAAACGATGATGGCAATTACTCCATTACCAGCCGCACCAGAGACGACAGACACGCCTCAGCAATTTAACACCAAGGCGTTTGCTTGGGTTCAGTCCCTTGACACTTTCGTAACCGAGGCTAACGCTCAGGCGGTTACAGTTAACTCGGACGCTTCCTCGGCTTCTAGCTCTGCCTCAACTGCAACGACCAAGGCGGCAGAAGCCGCGGCTAGTGCGGCGGCGGCGGCTCAAACTGCTAATGTTAGCTTATGGGTTAGCGGTACAACTTACGCGGTTGGCGCAAATGTTTACAGCCCGATAACCTTTCAGACCTATAGAAGTAAATCGGCATTTACCAGCACAACGGACCCTAGTGCAGACGATACTAATTGGGAGCAATTGACTGCGGTAACTCCTGATGAGGTTTTAAGGCCAAGCAATGTCTCCCCAGTAGATGAAGCGACTGGAATTTTAGATACCCCAACACTAACAGGATCAACTTATTACAGTCTTTATGGGAAAACACAGAAGTCTAGCCAATGGCAGATTGATGAAACAAGCGATTTCACTTCATCGCCACTAACTTATGATTCAGGAGAGGTTGAAGCAGTCGGCGTAACCCATGCAGTTCCCTCTGGGAATCTTGAGGTTTCCACTACTTACTACTGGCGAGTTCGTTATCGTGATATTGATGACACTTGGTCTGAGTGGTCTACACCGACAGAGTTTGATACTGCCTCAGCGTTTAATAACTTTATTCCCACGCCGACAGCGACCCCTAGCATTGGCGGTGCGTTAGAGGGCGGTTTTTATACTGGTTTAATCTGGAACCAGGTAACACAGTCAGCGACCAGTACCGCAATTGGAACAGGGTCCAAGACATTTACCGTAACTGATGCGGCTCCATTGTTTTACTCTGGTCAAGCCGTAGAGGTTCGCAGTCGTGCTAATCCATCTACCGCAAGGATGAAGGGTACTGTTACAGCATCGGTAGGAACCAGCTTAACCGTAAATGTAACCTCTGTAGATGGGTCTGGAACGCTAACCGACTGGTCGATTATGGCGAAATATCGTGTCATCGTTGCTCCTAAGTCGTCTGGTGAAAACTCAAGCAAACAGTACAAGAACGCTACTACTGCGGCCCCATCTGCAACTGGAACTCTAACTGAAGGCTTAAAAGCCACCTTAGCTATGGTTGCGGCAGACACTTCAACCGTTTATCCTGCGGCTCACTTTTGTAATGATCTTTCTATCGGTGGATATTCCGACTGGTATCTACCTGCACGAGATGAGTTAGAGCTAATCTGGCGCAATCTGAAACCTGTTACGAACAACAACTACACGACGACTGACAGGCCTACAGGCGCAACACCTGATTATAAGAACCTTGGTTCTTTGGGCGATGTTGCTAACACGCATGGACTGAACAACAACTCAGATCCGCAAGGTGTCGCTTATACAACTACTGTCCCTGCTCAAACCTCTGTTGCGGCCTTCCAGTCTGGTGGCGCAGAGGCTATGACATTTGGTAGCAATGTCTATTGGTCGAGTACGGAGTACAGCTCCTCGGGCGCTTGGCGCCAGAACTACAGGTCAAGCGACCCAGGCCGCCAGGACCTCTACAGTAAGCCCACTAGCTACTACGTTAGGGCTGTCCGGCGATCAATCATTTAATCCTTTAATCCTTCATGGCGCAAATCAAGCACTTACCAATTTACAAAACCGCTTATGAACTTTTGGAAACAACAGTTAAAGTGACCAAAGAATTTCCACGAGACTTTAAGTTCTCTTTAGGCGACAAGATCAGAACTGAGGTCATTGATCTTGTTGTTTTTATCTTTAAGGCCAACTCTAGCAAAAAGGAAAGGATTGAACACGCCACAAAGATTTTAGAAAGAATCGAGGTAATCGAACTGCTAGTCAGGCTTACAAAAGACTTACGATTGATTACCGTCAAACAGTTTTCAGAGATAGTATTTTTATCCGATAGCCTTGGTCGTCAAGCACAAGGCTGGATCAAGCACACAGCATCGTTGGCAGAGTCTTAGAGGCCAAGGTGTCTAAGAGAGACCATCTGATCGGGCCACACCCGCTGAGCAATCAGCGAAAGGGCTTTATAGCCAGTTTCTTAGCGGAGGATTCTGCTAAGCAATGTGTGAGTGTGTGGCATTGCTCCTCGAACGCTTGGAACCAGAACTACAATACAAGCAACCCAGGCAACCAGAACAACAACAATAAGAACAATAGCAACTACGTTAGGGCTGTCCGGCGACCAGAAGCGGTGTGTCATGCTTGATTTTCCTGTCTCTGATCTTTTCCAAGCCTATTACGATTGTCGAAAGACAAAGCGTAATACTTGGAACGCAAGAATTTTCGAGGAACGACTAGAAAAGAATTTAATGAACTTGTATTACGACTTAAAAGAAGGGTCATACAAAATAGGAAGGTCTATCTGTTTCTTAGTAGAAAAGCCAAAAATCAGAGAAATCTGGGCAGCAAACTTCAGAGATAGAGTGGTGCATCATCTGCTGTACAACAAGATTAGAGATCGGTTCCACAATAGTTTTATCTTTGATTCCTATGCGTGCATACCTGGCAAGGGAACCCATAGGGCTGTTGATCGTGCCGAGCATTTGTGCATAAGTTTGACCAGGGACTATAAAGACAAGGCTTACTATCTAAAACTGGACATTGCCAATTATTTCGTCAGTATCAGGAAAGACATTCTTTCAAAGCTAATAGCCAAGAAGGTTCCAGAAAAAGATTGGATGGCGTTAGCAGATCAAATACTCAATCACGACCCAACAGATAACGTCTACATAAAAAGCGACCCAAAACTGCTTGAACTAATCCCGCCTCATAAAAGCCTTTTTGCGGCAAAGGGTAATGGTTTGCCGATTGGAAACTTATCTAGTCAATTTTTTGCAAACATTTACCTCAACGAACTCGATCAGTTTGCCAAGCATCGGCTGAAGATAACTCATATGGTTCGCTACGTTGATGACATTGTAATCTTTGACAAAGACCCTAAAAAACTCCACTCATACATTAAGCCTATGGATGACTACATAAGGGAAAACCTCAAGGTACACTTTCATCCCAATAAGATTGAAATAAACACTCTTGAAAACGGATTTAAGATGCTTGGCTTTGTTGTAAGGCCAAGAGCTAGGTATATCCGTCAAGAGACGGTTCAAAGAGCTACAAGTAAGCTCTGGTTAATGCTTAGAACCAAAGAGCCAAGGCGAAATATTAGGGCTGTTGTCAATAGCTACTTTGGCATTTTTAGGCAATCTAAGTCGTGGCGAGAGCGCAAAAAATTGGCTATTATGCTTAGTCAATATGGGTGGTGGTTCTCCCCCAAACTTGATAAAGTTACTCTTAGAAAAGGGACCGCATGAAAACGATCAAATTTACCTATGTGGATTCAATAACCGAGATTTCGGTTCAGAAAGAGCCGTCCAGGCATGGTCCACAATTTCCTAAAATTAAGGGTCTTCAATACTTGTTTGCCCTTGAACGCAAGTACCCGACTATGGTTCCTGAGTTTATCGGCGAGTGCGACGATGATGCCGACTTAACGATAGACGGTTTCTTGAAAGAGCTTGACCAAGAAGAACTTGAGTTTGAGCAACACGCCGAAGCAGACGCACAAAGCAATCGAGTTCGAACAAATCGAACTTTAAGGCTACAAGCAACCGACTGGACGCAACTTGCTGATGCACCTGTCGATAAAGAGGCATGGGCTACTTACCGACAGGCTCTAAGGGATGTACCACAGCAAAACGGCTTCCCTTGGGAAGTAACCTGGCCCGACCAGCCGGAGTAAGTCATGGACTGGCAAACCATCATAAACTTCGCTTTAGGCGGCTTTACTGCTCTTGTAGGGTGGTTTGCCAGAGAGATATGGGACGCGATCAAAGAGTTACGCTCTGAGATCAAGCAACTCGATCAGAAGATGCATACAGACTTCGTTCGTAGAGACGACTTCAAAGACGCTATGGCAGACCATAAGCGAGACATGGAGCGAGGCTTTACAGAGGTTAAAGACCTGATCGGAGCCTTATTTAAGAGGCTAGAGAACAAGGCAGATAAGTAATGGGACTCTGGGCAGTCCCAATGATGTTCTGGGTTGTCTGGCTTGATCTTTTTAAGCTAACTCGAAATGAGGGCCATCGATAAAGGGTCGCTTGCCTTCGTTCCTTCGAGTGTCAATGTAGTAGTTCATTGCCTGTTCCATTGAACCATCCCATTGCCGAATATCCGGCACATTCCAAGCGGCTCCCCATCGAATAGCGACCTGATGCTCTATTGCGGCCTGTCGCATAGCGTCTGCAATCTCGTCGTATAGGTTTAGTTCCCAAGAAGGCTTAGGGCCGACATAGGCCATGAGATCAACGGCCTGACCTGTTAAATGCTTCGAGTTCATTGTTTTACTCTTGCCAGCCTTTACATAGGCTTCTTGAGTCTCGATTGTTCTAAGACCTTCGATAACGCCGAAGTCAACGGTTGTTAGCTCAATAGCTCGCTTGACGACCTTAACGAGCTTTTCTTCAACTCCAAAGAGTCTGTCATGGCTTGTCTTACTGAGTGCGAACATTATTTTCTCCCGATAATGTCAGTCTTTTGTTGGCTACCTGAAGACGATCCTAACCAGAACTGATAGACGCTCGCGGTTTCCCTAGCGAGGACTCCAAGCAAAAGCATCATGACATCGGAACCCGTTAGCTCGAACTGACCCGTTGCGGCTCCGATGAGTAAGGCGAAGAACCCACCAACTGTAATAATAGAAAGTAAGGCCGGGATCAATGAACGGGTGTTCATTTGCATCAAGCGAGCCGAGCGACGATCTTCGGAGTGAATATCTTCGAGCTTAATGTCGAGTTCTTTTAGCCGAACCTTGAGATCGCCTTCGGCGTGTTTAATCGCGACGATTTGCTCTGGGGTCATTTGACCAGAAGAAAGCACCTCTTTAATGCTCTCTTGGGTCGCGTTCGTTAGTCCTAATGCCTTACCTAAGACCTCGACAGCCATCCCGCCTAGCGGCCCTGTAAGTAGCGTAGCGGCGGTTGGTGCAAGTTTCATTAAAAGATCAGTCATGCAAACTCCAATAGAAGGTCAATAGCAACCCAGATAACGGCTAATGACCCGAAGACAACAATAGAAACCAAGCCCCAAGTTATGCAGTTCTCGATGAACTCTTGCCGAGCAATCTTCTGGTCTTGAATCATTTTAATCCTTCTGGCCCTGATCTCGCGGCGAATCTGATAGAACTCTTTCAGGCCATCCATACCGAGGTGGTTCAGGCTTCCATAGAGGAAGGCATGACGAATCTCGGCTTCCATTTCTTTGATCTTGACTCTCGCGGTATAAGCGTCAAAAGCCTCTTTCGTATCGTCTCCAAGAACGATCTTTGTAAAGATGCTCGGCTTCTTCGGTGGCTCTTGCTCGATAAGATCAACGGCTTGCGCCCATTTCGATAGTTGGTCTAAAACATCCTCAGCTTCTTTGCCGAACTCAATAGCCTTCTTTACGCCAGACCAGATTGCAGTCGCAGTCGCAAAGGCGGTTATTGGATCCATTTTGCCTCTTTGAAGCTAGGAATCGGGACGCACATATAGCGATAAGCGGAGACATTCGCGTCTGCTTCTAAAATCTCACCGACTTTAGCGTTACGCTCCTCGCAAACGGCCTTGGTTGTCAGCTCGTTATCGTGGATGAATTGGCACTCACCGCTAGTGAGGCACATAAAGGTAATAGCAAGGAACATAACGGCCTCCCTAGATGATTTGCTCGCCTCTAAAGTATGCCTTGCCTCGTATGACTTCGCATAGTTCTGGGGGAAGTAATTGACCATCTTTATAAGTCAGAACTGCGAAGCCTGAACACCAATTGACAGGGTTCGCTTCGGTATACCCAAATTGCGGCCCATAGGGTTCGGCAAGCGTCCCGGTATCGACTCCCCAACGCCTCCCGTTGTAGTCCGAGAAGGGCGTGACTTTTAACTGGTGAAGATGCCCGGTTATGATCGTTCGGCCCGAGGTCAAAGTATTGTTATGAGTCGCGTGGTAGCCACCCTTAAAGCGATGCTTGATGATCGTCTCGTCGTTTATATCTACGCGCCAGCACATATTCCACCCGGGGAAGTAATCGAATATATCGATGCCAGAGACTTCTAATGCCTCCGGTGCTGAAGTCGTTATGTAGCGAAAGAGCCGAATGTCATGGTTGCCAATCGTCCAGAATTTGATCGCGTTCTTCGATGCGTTCTGAACCTCGTAAAGGCGATCTTTACAGGCATCTATCTCTTGCTTAACTGTCGGGGTCGCATGACGGTAAAGAGGGTCATGCCGACTAGTTCTGGCCCCATCAAAAACATCGCCGTTCATAACGATAGTCTGGGGCTTGTATTTCTTCAGTAGCTTTACGAAGGCCAAATGAGCAAGGCTTGGCTCTCCGGGCCAGTAGTGAGCGTCCGAAGCGATGAAGACCATCCCGTTCTCGACAGTATGTTGAGCGATTCTTTTGTCGTTAGAAATGAAAGTCGGGTGCTTTCTATTACCGAGTGCGGCGGTACTTTCAATGGTCATGCCGTATTTTTTTTCAACTAATCGTCTTCGAGAGTAAAGGGAGCTTACGTCCATCCCATAAATTCGAGCGATCTCGGCTGGTGAGCCAATCGTTTCAAAAGCCTTGATAAGCTCATCGTCGGTAATCTTAGCTGGCATTGCGTCTTCCTAGTTTAAGAACATCAATGGGGCCGCTTGACTGCGGATCGAACTCGCAAGCAATCGCAACGGCTTCAGAGGGAGAACAACCTAAATGCATCGCGGCAATGGCGAAGTTTGCGCCAGTCCCTATCGCGTAGAAGTCATTCTTAATCTTTGCTGGCGTTATAGAGCCTTCATAGACCCATAAGCCATCGCGTCTTAATTCAAGAACTGATATATCGGTTTCGAGATCGGCTAGATTTCCGGCCTCCAGAGCCGCTAGAAACTTAAGACAGGACTCCCAATCGCCAGCGGCCCCAAAGACGCTCTGAGAGCCTCTCCTTAGCTTTGTGACCTGATATGAGCATGACTCTAAGGAAACCATCGAGTCGGCGGCTATCTCTTTCAGAGAAAAGCTCGCGGCAATCGTAGTCATAACGATTCCTAGAAATGGAACACGCCATGAACCCTAGCATATTGTTATTAAAAACAATATCTTGTTTAATTCTATTAAAGTGAAAAACCCCTCGGTAGGTGTTGAAACAACTGAATCTCACAGGATCAGGTGAACTACCGAGGGGCGGGGGGACTTAAAAAGGAATATCGTCCTCTAATGCGTCGAATGTCTTGGCTTTGCCGCCAGAGGCTCTTGCATAGTCCTCGGAAGTCGTTTCTTCTGCTTTATCACGACCGCCTGACTTGCCAAGGAGAACGAGTCTACCGACAACGATCTCGGTTGAATAGCGTTCGATACCGTCTTTCTCGTATTTCCTCGTCTGTAGTGAGCCTTCTATAAAAATCTGGTCTCCTTTCTTGACATAGCTCTGGATAACCTCAGCGGCCTTATTGAAGGCAACGATGTTATGCCATTCGGTGTATTCCTGCTTCTGCCCATCCTTAGTGCTGAAGGTGCTGGTGGCCATCGAGAGATTCGCAACGACTGAACCTGTCGCGGTCTGGCGAATAACTGGCTCTTTACCGACCCGGCCTAGTAGAAGGCATTTATTGACTGAACTCATAGCGATTTCCTTTTTGCTTGGATTTTCTGAACTTCTGCGTTTACTTCATCTAAAAATTCTGTGACTTCTTTTTCTAGTTTCTCTATCTCCTTTCGATCTGGTTGAAAACGAACAACGACTAATTGCATATCCTCGACGACCCGATCATCGTAAGAGACGAAATCGCACCATTGACGACCCGTACAGGCTAACTGGGCAAGCATTTGATCGGTGTAATCGGTGGGAACCTTTCCTTCGATCGCATCGAGCCAGTAACCGATATGGACGGGCATCGAGGGGCATTTAATCTCTACTAGGCCATCAGTACCGACGAGGCCATCAGGCGAGACTCCGAAGTTCTCGATGGTGGGGTGCGGAACCCATGCAATCTCATCGACTAAGACCTCGGCATAGTTCTCATACATTGCCCGGGCGATTGGCTCGACCTCGGTTCCTCGATCCATGTAAGCGTTTGAGTAACCATCCTCTAATGGCCTACCCAGTAGACGCTCCATGACGAGCTTCATTCGATAATTGCGACGACCAGCGGCCTCTCCGCTTTTAACCTTCGATCTCATTTGCTTTACGCCGCTACCTGAGACCTTGCCAGCCTTAATAGCTAGCCATTCAGGGCTTCTTTGCTCCATTGCTAAATCCTCCTTTTTCCTGTCATTAGTTTGTTAATCGTATCGTTCAAAACATCCCACTCGGTAATCTTCTTAAT